GTTGCCCAGGAGAGCGTGCCCGATCCATTTGTGGATAGCACCTGCCCGCTTGTTCCGTCCGCGGTGGGCAGGGTGTAGGTGACGTTCGCGGCGAGGGAGGCGGGTGCCTGGATGCCGACATAGTTGGTCCCGTTGGCGGTGGCTTCTCCCAGGCGGATGACCGCGCCGGTCGATGACGTGCCGTTGGCCACGCTGATACCGTCCTCATCCACGCTGAACATGATGTTGTTGTCGCCGTCCTTGACGCGGAACGCCTGCGAGCTTTCGTCGTCGTCATAGTCCAGCACCACGTCGACGTTGCCGTTGGAACGGATAAGGAAGTCAGTAGGATCGCTTGGCAGGCTGTTGTCAGGGCCGAGCGTGGTGGTGACTCCTCCTGTAAAAGAGATGTTCCCTGATACCGTCAAGCTGCTAATAAGGGCGCTGTTTAATTCAGCCAACCCGGTCGTAGTGACTTTGTCGCAGCTCAGGTCTCCAGTGCCGAGCGATATGCTACCAGAAGAAGACAGGATGCCCGTGCTACCGAGCAGGATACCATCAACGCTTGGTGTGGATGCAAGGCCTATGGTTACGGTGTCGGTGCTGGCGTCAGTAGTCAGCACGATGTTGCTGCTGGCAGCCGCAAGGGTCAGCGTGTCGTTCGTACTGTCTGCCGCCACCGTCGTCTGTCCGCTGACCGCTACGTTGCCGAAGGCGTTGGCACCCGTCGCGCTGTTAGTGATGGTCAGCGTGTCGGTGCTGGCGTCGGTAGTCAGCGTAATCCCGGTGCCTGCTGCAATGGTCAGCGTGTCCGTGCTGCTGTCCGCCACAATGCTCGTCTGCCCCGCCACCGCCAAGGTCTCGAAGCTGTTGGAAGCCGATGCCGCGATTGTGATGCTGTCCGCGCCTGCATCAGTGGTAAGCGTTACTCCTGTCCCTGCAACGAGGGTAAAAGTGTCTGTTTTGGCATCAGCTGCGACCGTCGTCTGTCCGCTGACGGCGATGTTGCTAAATGCGTTCTGATTCACCTCTGCTCCCGTAGCGATGCCGGACAGCTTACTCCGCTCCGCGCTCGTGAGGTAGAGGTTGGTCGTGCCTTCGGCGAGATCATCCGACGTCGTGGCTCCGGCCGTGTCCGTGTTCTCCGCCAACGTTATGGCCACCTTCACACCTGCGCCGGAGCTGTAGAGCTTGATGTAGTCCCCATTCTGTAGGTTGATGGGTTCCACCATCAAGTCCACGTCATCGTCAGGCAGGCTGGTGGCTGGCACCGTCAAAGGCACCTCCGTCGTAGCGCTGTTGTCGTAGACGGCGAGGTGGTAGGTGAGTGCTCCGCCGCTTTCGTTCGCGATCCGGATGGACTTGACGTGCGTAGCCACCGCCGTAGCGGTGAATACGGTGTCCGGCGAGGAGGCGTCACTGGTAGCGGTGACGAGCTTGTAGTTGATAGCCATTTAATCTGCAAGATAGAATGCCCAGAAGTTGGAAGTGTCGCCGGTCCCCACGGACAGACCGTCTACGGTCGTTTTGAGGGCACTAATGTCCACGCCGTCCACAGTACCACTCACCACAATGTTGCCTTGAACCTTAGCCTGTCCTACGACGTGTAGCGCGCTGTCCGGTGCGGCGGTATTGATGCCTACCAGTCCCTGCTTGAGCTTGTCGGCGGTGGCGTACATGACCAGCTGCTGCGCGGCGGTAGGGGTATTGTTGTCTTGGAGGTAGACCTCGAAGATGCCGGGGCTGTTTTCGGACAGCGTCACCGTGCTGTTGCCGGAAGCCGAGGCCATCAGGATAGAGCTGGAGGTCAGCTCCACGCTCATGCCGTCGGTCTTGTCCTCTTCGTAGGTGATTTTGGTGCTGCCGTAGTCGTCGCCTACCGGCTGGAACGTCTTGTATATCAGCTCGAGCTTGCTGTCGATTGTCGACAGGTTAGTCTCCAGCGTGGCGACGTCTGCTTTAGTAGTCGATATCTCGTCGAGAAAGCCAAGGGTAGAACTGCCAGGCGACGGAGCTACCGGCGGGTTGAGCACCTTGGGCGGCTTGGCCACCACGCTGACGTCGCTGGCGCTGCCGGTGATGTGGAACAGCTCCACGTCATAGCGGCGCATCCTGCCGTTGTAGCTGTACTGGTAGATGCCCATGCGCCGGCTGTCGCTGAGCACCACGTTGTACATGTGCAGCAGCTTGGTGCTGTCGTTGGCGTAGATGCTGCCGCGCTCGATGTACAGCGGGTTCTTCTGCCCGCGCAGCACCTCCTGCACGCCCAGCTCGTTGATGTCGTAGGTGCCGGCAAAGGTGGTGCTGCTCCAGGTTTCCGTCCTGGAGAAAGTGCTGGCACCGGTCTTTACAAATATCTGACCGCGTGCCTGGTTGCTGCTGATGCTGCCGATGAGCACCTGCCCGTTGTCCAGTTTGGATCGTGCGTTCAGTGCGTTGGTAGCGACGTAGTCAATGGTGTCGCCCTCGTTGCCTTCTACGTATACAGCTATGTCCCACAGGTTGACGTTCGTAGCGTTCGTCCAAGTGGTGTTCACCGTGCCGTTCGTGTTCAGCACTTGGAACCCTACGCGCAGCTGAATGCCCGAAGATTCCGCCGGCAACTCTGCCGTGGTAAACTCTGCCGGGATGTTGCCAGGGACGCCGAGCGGGTCGATGGTTGGGTAAGCTACACCCGTCGCTTTGTTGACGTTGCGCACCCGTACGTACGTGCGGTCCGTGTTGTCCGTCGTCCATTCAGGCGTGCCGTAAACGGTCGGAGCGTGGCTGTTGAAGAAGTCGTAGTAATAGGCCGTGCCGCTGTAGGTATGTTCCCAGCGGTGGTAGTAGCTGCCCACCTTAAGCAGGAAGATTACGTCCACGCGGGCCAGCGTGTTGTTGCCACCCTGCGCCGTCATGTAGTGCCCGTTGGTAAACGTCAGGCGAAACCTGGTGCCAGCTGCAAAGGTGTAGTCGGCTATGTTGATGGCGTCCGTTCCGAAGTCCGCCTCGAGGTGCTCGGCTACGCCGGCGATGCTCTGCTGCGCTCCGAACTTAAACGTGCGGCGCACCTCCTTGAGCGGCAGTTGGTAGGTGTATTCCCATCCGGCCTCCTTAATCAAGTCGGTCTGCAGCGTCAGGCCTACGTCGACAGTGCTGCTGCTGGTATAGCTGCCGCTGCTGTAGTAGTTCAGGTATGTGAGCGTGGCACTGTCGTGGTGGCTGGTAACTGGGATAAACCAGAAGCGGCCGTTCGCCAGGAACAGGCGGGCGTTGAACACGCGGCAGAAGGACTGCAGCACCTCCAGCGTGGTGTAGTATTCCGTCACGCCGTTCTCCCCAGGATTCAACCACGTCTCCGTGTTCACCACCAGATTGCTGAAAAAGTCGCCCGTGCCGTAGAGGTTGGTGGGAGTGAAGGCGCTGTCCAGGCTTGCGAAGATGTCCGTCGCTCCCCAGTGGTCGGTGGTGCGCAGCTTGCCCAGGCAGTGCTTCACGATGTACTCGCGGATGCTGCGCCCGTCAGCGTAGTCGTAGGGTGTGCCGTTGTCGTTGAAAAGGATGCCGGCGAGGTTGCCCAGGTCATCAGCTGCAATGATGCGCACCTCGGCAGGGTAAGCCTGGTCTTGGCGCACCACCTGCTCCGGCAGGATGACGCCCGCCCAGTACAGCGTGTTCACCCCGTCGGGATCGTAACGCAAGGTCACCGTCAGCTCCCCGTCCTGGCTGCTCGGCAGGTAGTCTAGGAACGTAGTGATGCCGGCGGCGTTCTCCACGATGCTGAACTCGAGGGTGCTGCCGATGACAGGCTGGTGCCGGTCCTCGTTGTTGCCCTCGTAGCGCAGGACGTAGGCATCTCCGCCCACGTTGAACGTGACGATGCTGCCGCCATAGTCGGCGTCATGGATGTTGAGCTGCCACTCCTCGCCGAGGATGTCGCTAAACTCGGCCCGTAGGCGAACTGCTGGTGCTGGCATTAGTAACCTCTTGTGCGGTATCGGTCGATGGTGGAACGCTCAGAGCTGAGCAGGATGTCGCGGCCGTCAAGTCGGCCGGTCACGATGACGTTGCCACCGGCTCCGCCTATCATGCTGCGCAGCTTGTCCAAAGGTGCGACGACTTCCGGGTTGGTTCGCGCTCCGGAGTACTCGCCCATGAGACCGACGGTAGGCCCGCTGATGATACCGCCGTCGGCGAACTCCATGATGTTGGAAAAGACCGACTTCATGAGGCCCATGCCTGCGGTGATGAGCGCAGGCAAAATGATAGCGGCTGCTGGTCCTGCGCCGACTGCCGTCTGCCCTGCCGCCTGAATTGCGAGGGCGGTGGCTGCGTTGAACGCCGCGTCGACAGCCGATGAAGCGAACGACTTGAAAGCCTCGCTCGCGCCCTCTGTGCCCATCACAATTTGGCCCATTACCTCGCCAAATTGCATCCCCCAGGTTGCGGAGGTTTCGGCCAGCAACAGCATTTCCTCACGGATTCGCGCAAGGTTCTCAAAGTACTCCTCCGCGCTTTGCGTAGGCGCCTCCCATACCTCCTCCTCGAGGCCCGGAATCTCGAAGAGGTCAAGCTCTCCAAGTCCTGGCAGTGCCATGCCTGCGCCGCTTGGCGTATTAAGCTCCACGAGCTGCTGGTCCCGCATGGCCTGCGTGGCCTCCTCGATGGCGTGGGCCTCTTTCAGGCGCGCGAGCTCAAGATCCTTCAGGTTCTTCAGCTCCTTGTCGCTCACCTCGACGTTGGCTGCGCGGGCCACCGTCTGGTCGTTCATGGTCTTGGTGTCGCGGATACGCTGCTGCTCTTGTTTGCTCGCCTCCTGGTACTGACGCTGGTAGGCGCGCACCTGCTCGTCGAGAACTCTGATGAGCTCCGCGGTATCGGCAATTTGGCTGATGGTGCGGTCGCTGACGCGTGCGCCCTGCGCTTCCTGCGAGCGCTTTAAGTCGTCGTACTTGCGGCGGGCGTCTGCTAACTGGTTGTTAGCTTCTTTCAGCTGCACCGCAATCGCCTCCATCGCCGCGCGGCCGGTCTTGTCCTTGATGCTTTCGTCAAAGTCCTCTTTGGACTTGCGCGCTTTGTCGCTGGCGTCCTTGTAGGTCAGCATCGCAGCTGCCAGGATGCCGATGGCGGCAGCCGCTGCGACGTAGGGGTTGGCCATAATAGCCGCATGCACCCGCATGATGCCCGCCTGTAGCATCGGCAGCACCAGGTTCACCGCTACGAATCCCTTGTGCAAAGCGCCGAACGCAATGACAGCCGGACCGACGGCCGCCGCAATTGCAGCCACTACCACGATGGTGGTCTTGGTGCTGTCGTCGAGCTTCATAAATCCGGCCGCGAGTTCCGTGACTTTGTCGATGGCCGCGGTGACGTATGGAAGCAGCACGTTGCCCAGCGAGGCGCCTGCCTGCTTCAAGTTGTCGAGCGCGGTGCTGAACTTGCCTGCCGCCGTCTGGCTGAGGCGCTCCATGGCGCCGTGTGCAAAGCCGCCCTCTTCCGCAAATCCGCGCAGGGTGGCGTTGAACTGCTCGACGGTTACGGCTCCGGCTCCAAGCTGCGACGGCAGCAGGCCGGTGGCCTCGCTCAGCGCAGTGAAGATTGGGATGCCGCGCTCGGCGAGCTGGTTCAAGTTCTCCAACTCCACCTTGCCCTTGGCTTGCACCTTCGCGAAGATGGCCGTGATGTCCTCGATGCTCTCGCCGGAGGTGGCTGCGATGTCGCCAAGGAATCCCAGCTGCTCGTTGACCTGGCTGATGTCGGTGCCAGCCGCCAAGAGCTGGCGAGCGGCTCCTGCAATCTCCTCGATTTGGAACGGTGTAGCCGCAGCAAACTGGTTGAGCTGGTCCACCATGGCGCCCGCCTGCTCAGCTCCGCCCGTGAGCGAGATGAACTGCGTCTCCATGGTCTCGAGGTCGGCGGCGGCTTTGACGGCCGCAGCGCCCAACCCCACAATCGGCAGCGTCACGCCCATGGTCATGGATTTACCCATGTCCATGATGTTGTCCGACGTCTGCCGGATCTGCCGCTGAATCTTGCCGAGCTCTTTGTTGAACTCGCGGGTGTCCGCACCTACGCGGACTATGAGGTCGCCGAGTTTAGCCATTACTGCTCTTTGCTATTTGGCGCAAGATAGCCAAGCCATCCGCAGCGGGTTTGCGCTTTGCCTCCCAGGGGAACTCGGCGATGTCCTCGGGCTTGAGGCGCTTCTTGGTGTGTGGGTTCAGCAGCAGGCAGGCCAGCCACCGGGTGCGCTCCCACTCGCGCTGGTCGCGCTCTTTCTCGAGCTCGAAAAAGCCGGTGACTGCGTTGTTGAACTCGGCGAAGGTGAGGCCGTAAAGCACAGACGGGGTCAGGCCCAGCTGGCCCAACCCCGTCGCTTCAAGTTCGTCCCAGTTTAGGGCTTTGCCTTTCCCGCGCTTTTTTTTTGGTCGCCTCCGAGCAAGGCCGCGACGGCCTGCGTCAGGGTCTCAAGGTCGGCGATGGTGCAAAGCTCGAGGAAGTCGTCCGCAGTCAAGTCCCAGGTGTGGCCGTTCGCTTTGGCTCCTGCCTCGGCGAAGTAGTAGGCCAACTCGGGGATGCGCGTGACGTCTGTCTGGTCGATGTTAGCCACCTTCACGCCGGTGTTCTGCTCGAACTTGCGCCACGCCCCGAGGGATGCGCGCAGGGTGAAGGTGCGGCCGCTTAGTTCAACCAGCATCAGACGATGGTCTCACGTACGACAGCGCCGGTGAGGTCCATGGTCAACGACCAGGTGACGTTGTCCTCAAAGCCAGCCGTTTGCTCGATGCTGGTGATGTAGCCCGCGACGTCGAACTCCTCGTCGCCTGCGTTAGGCAGAGACGTCGCGCCAACGTTCGTGAATACCGCAAAGACCTTGGTGCCTGCGATTTGGTAGTCGACCAAAGCGTTGAAGCTGTTGGTAGCGTCCTCAGCGAAGATGCCGCTGACGTTGATGCTGGCCGACTTCAGGGCCGGCAGGATTTCGCGCCATCCGGCGGACGTCTTGGTCGTGATGTCGCGCACGTCGGTGGACATGGAGATGCTGCACTCGGTCACAGCGCCGACCACCGTGTGGGTGCCGTCGGTCGTGCCGGTGAAGAAGCGAATGCTCGAGGCATTCAGGTAGCCAGTGGTCTGTGCCATTATTCAGGAGTGTTTTCGGGTTGTGGTTCGGGTGCGGGTTGGTCTGTGAGCTCAGGCTGCGGCGCGGGTGCTTTCTTCGCCTTGGCCGCTTTCTTGTAGAACTCGTCCTCCGGGTGCGCGTCGCAGTACTCGCCAGCCACCAGGATGCGGTAGAACTTCATCGATACCTCGACGGTCTTGCCCGTTTCCCACTCGTAGCCGTAGAGCTTCAGGGGCTTCTTGAGAGTCACAATCATGGCCCGAATGTACGGAGTTTGCCTTACTTGGATTTCCGCTGCGTGATGTACCACTGTCCACCAATGCAGTGCACGGTGATACCGTCGTAGGAGCGGTCCATCGATGCCGATGCGCTGCCGTCGATGGTGACGGTCGTGTCTGCAGCTGCCGGTCGCAGCGTGAGCGTGCGCTGGTTGCTTAGGTGGTTGCCGGTTTTGAGGCGCACCTCGCGGCCGTCGTTGCCGGCCACTACCGGCAGCCGGAGGGTAGCTGCTGCAGAACCCGAACCGGAGGCGTAGTTGGCGAAAATGAGGTGGTCGTCGCTGTTCACCGTGAAGGTGGCCCCGTCGGTCAACGCCAACGTGCGCGGCTCGTCGTACACGGCACCGCGAATGATGAGATCCGGACGGACGGCGGTCACCGTTGGCAGCGTCAAATTGCCCCGGTCGATGCGCGCCTCGTAGTCGGCCATGACCTTGTACGCCCGCTGCGCCTCCTCGAAGTCCATGGTCTCCGTGGTGTACTGTATGCTCTGCACGTTGACGCCGCTGTACGTGCCGCCCACCCGGTCCAGCGCCAGGCGCACCGCCGAGGCCACGTCGATGACCTGGGTGTAGCTGGTGGAATAGCAGGCTATCTCGATGCTGGCGGTGTCCAGGGAGGATGGCCCGGTCTGCACGTCGCTCGGGTCGTTGCTGCGGATGTTGTACACGATGTAAGGCATGGCCTGCTCCTGGTCCGCAACCTCCGGAAAGATGCGCGTGCTGACCAGCCCTGACACCGTGGCGTCATTGCTTAGCAGGTAGTAGATGGCTTTTCCTATTGTCATTTCATGTAGCGTGAGAACTCTTTCTGCAACTCACCTATAAGCTTCTGCCGCATCGTGGCGTCTACGGATTCCATGGCCCGCTGATGGACCTTGTAGTTTGGGTGACCGGTGCTCTTCCCGCCGAACTGGTCGGGAAAGTCGCCCTGCTCCACGATGTGCGCAAACCAGGCGTCCGCGCTCGCCGCCACCTTCCGCTTCATCGGGTGGTTGGCGCGCGGTCCTGCCAGGATGGTAGGGAATTTCTTGTTGGCTGTCCAGGTGCCCATAGAACGGCGCAGCGTGCCGCGCTCCACCAATACCTCGCTGCCACGCCGGCGGACGTAGATGGTGCGTTTCGCGTCCTTCACCATGGACTGCGCACGGCGCACGTAAATCATGGCAATCTTGCGGTAGGACTTCTGTACCTGCGCCTTGTTCAGCTCGCCGAACTCAACCGCCTTGGCGATGCGCGCCTCGATGTTAGCCAGGCCGTCGATGCGTGCGGTAAACATCACTCGCGAATGGTGCAGGTAAGGCGCAGGCCGTCGTTGCGCCCGATTTCCTGGACGGTCTCGATGTTGTACAACTTGCTGTTGTAGCTCACCCGGTCCTTCGGGCTGACGTCCGCTACCGTCGTGCTGTAGCGGATGAGAAAGTGGACCGGCTGCTTGCTCAGCACCTGCGCGCTTTGTATGCTCTCCGTGCCGCTGCCTTCGCGGTAGATGACGTCCGCCCATACCGTCGCCAGCGTGCCCCACGCGTTTACCCGCTCGCCGTAGGTGTTCGTGGTGGTGGTGGTCCGCTCGATGGTGATGCGGCTGTCCATACGGCCGAACTTCATGACAGGACGCGGTAGGGGTTGACCAGTGCTTCAAGGCCCATCTTCAGGCGGGTGGTGATTGTGCCCTGCACCTCCTCTGTGCGCGCCTCGTACAGGTGGCCCACCAGCAGGCGCACCGCCTGGATGAGCGGCGTGGGAATGGACGCCTCAGGGTAGCCGATGGTCATGTTCACCTGCACCCGGTTGAGGGCATAGTCGTACAGGTCAGGCGGACTGACGAAGCGGATGCGGGCCGGCTTGCTCACCAGGTCGGTGTAGTAGTGCGTGGCGCCGAGGGTGAGCGTGGTTTGGCTGGTCGAGGTGTACGTGATGGAGCTGATGCTCTGCACCGGTCCTACCGGGATAGCCACCGGGTACCAGCTGTCAATGTACCCCACCGCCGTGACGTCGCCGAGGCGGGTGTCTGTGATGCTCTCCACGTAGCTGATGGCCACCTGGCGGAGGGCGGTGATGTACGTGTCCTCGTCGCTGTGATCCACGCGCAGGAATGCCTTAAGAGCTGCCACCGTCACGATGTCGTCGAGCGATGGCGAGCTGGTGATGTTGATGGTCATCATGGCCCGAAAGTACGAAAGCCCGGGGGAGTGCCCCGGGCCTTCGCCTGTGTGGTCGTTGCCTAATTAGGCAGCGTTGATGTCAATGATTTTCGAAAGAGCGCCAGCCTGGCGAACGTCGAAATCGAAGAAGCGGTTGACGTGCAGGACGATCTGCGCGTTGCCGGCGGCGCTGTACGGGTCAACCAGGAGGTCAATACCTCCGAAGTAGGCGAGGATGCAGCCCTGCTGGAAGTTACCGAAGAGCATCTGTCCAACTCCAGAGCTGGCGTCAATCAAGTACGGCGTAGCCACTGCCGGGTAACCGTTGAAGGTGTTGCTGGCGAGGTCGTACAGAGCAGAGACAGAGGCCACCTGCGCCAAGTTCTTCGCGAACTTGTAAGCGGAGGGAGACATGACGTACCGTGCAGCTGCGAGGTTTCCACCTGCTGCGAGGACCGCCGATTCCATAGCCACTGCGATGGCAGCGGTCAGGGTCGTCGTGCCATCCGTGGACTGGTTGTCAATGCTTGCACCGTCGAGCGTGTCGAAGGCTTTCGTGTCGATGAATGCGTTCATCGCGTTCTGCAATTCCTGCGCGATGACCAGGTCCACTGCTGCGCCGCCCTGGAGAAGGAGCTGCTTGGAGTAGGTGGTCTTCGCAGAAACCCGCTGCGGGCTGAGCGTCAGCTCGTCCATCTCGAGGGCCGATGCCGCGTTAGCGTCAACCTCGCCCTCGGCCGTTCCCGCTGCCTTCACAGAGACGCGCGGGAACTTCACGTTGCCAGTGAGGTTGCTCAGCGTGGTCGTGCCCAACTGCTCGATGACAGACGGTGCGCGCAGTGCTTCGATAGCTCCGCCCACGTTCACAGGAACGAATGCCGCTCCGTCCGTGGTAGCTCCGTATGCGCCGGCCGTGAAGTTGTCCGCAGATGCGCGGAGCAGAGCTTTGGTCGGGATAGCCACCTGGCCGAGAACCTGCAAGCCCTGGGCCCGCATCTCACGCTGTGCCTCCTGTGCCCACTCTGCCTCTGCACCCTCCAAGCTGCGGCCGTTAGCTGCAGACA